GAACAGGCGTTTGCATAAGTTGATTGGGGTCCTGTTCGGGAGCAAGACCGAAGTTCTGAGGGATGTTGTTGAAATACATTTTAGCTCACAATCTTGAGTGTGCCGCCATCGGACCACACACTGCCGGAAGGTAGGTTTGCGGAAGAGGTCGGGACGTTCACAATTGTGAGCCCCGAAATAGGATAGCCAACCGTCTGCTGGCTCAAGTCTGAACCAACGGTGAGTGGCCGAACGGCGTTAATTTTTGCAATGACAAGACTAAGCTGCTTGAGCAACCTGTTCATGTATTCTTGACTGTAGTCCTTTGGAGGAAGTGGTAGTGCAGAGTTCGTTGTCATTTGCGTCCATCCTGCCGCATATCAAGCCTTGGAACCCCGAGACGCCAAGAAACATTAATAACATCACTCTCAACACGAAGAGCCACAGACCTAGCGCGGAGTCGTGTAAACACTTGGTTGGTGAATCTATTCACGTTCAGTGTTGCGGCACTATTCCTCTGCACATCCCTTTCGTCCCCGGCACCAATCTCTCCACCCGGATAATCCTGTGGCTTGATGGTGAACTTAACGATGGGCTGAGTACCGTTGTTGGTTGTAGAGTTGCGGAAAGTTAGGTCGGGGATGACGCGATTGATAAAGAGGAAGTTGTTTCCATCCTCGATTTCAATCGGGCTGGATTCAATGTAGGCATTGATTGGAGATGCGGGGTTTGTGGAGCCGTCATCGAAGCCCGTCTCTTGATTGTAGAGATACCCATCGGGGCTCACAGAGCGCGGGGTTGGGTGTGTGCGCCTGTCAATCCATGCCGTTCTCGCCATAGATCCATAATACCACGCACCCTCCGCATAGTTGTAAACAACATAACGGTCAACTTCGCGGAAGCCGGGAGTCCCGCCTTGGCTCTCAGAAGGGTAGAACCAGATGATCTCATTGTTGCCGGAATCGGCTGAGCAATAAACCTTATCGCCATCATCTTTGCTGAGATCAAGAAACACATAATCCCTGACGGTGCAGGGCATGGGCTCAACCTTACCATTGTAGGCGTAGAAGTTGTTTGTGCCCATCCAGTACGCAACCGCACCAGTCACGATCTTGGCATTCGGGCCGATAATATCAAAATTGGTGCCAACAAGATTAAATCCATAGCCTGTCGGAGGTCCAACATAAGTCATCGTGTAGAGCGATGAATCGGTCCAGATAAGGATCTCTTCGCGGTTCTGGATTGCGGTGACAATATAAGACCCCGAAGAAAGCCGCTGCTCACCGGATGTCTTTGTCGTGTCGGCAATGTCCCAGTTTGTAGGGTCGGAAGAGTCAGACCATCTCACAATCATCGGGTCTTGTTCTTGCGTCACATCATATGGATTACACCCATATGCAATAACCTGTCGGTTCTGGTCCGAAACCATGACTTCAGCGGCCACATATGGAAGATACTTCTTCGCATATGCAGACCCAAGATTGCTAAGACTCACTGCGGGACCGTCATCATCGGTGATGTCCCAGTAAATGATGGACGATGTAAACACATAAGCGCCTGTGCCGCTAGAAGCGCTCGAAGTGGCTGTGTTTGCCACAACAAAGCTGTAGGCGTTGGCATTCACAACCGTGATTGTCTGAGTGCCGTTGAGTTGGCTTGCCGGGATGCCCCCGATCTCGCTTGTGACGTTCCCAATAATAATCGCATTGCCATTCGAGAACGCATGGTTTGCCTGCGTGACGGTGATGACGTTGCTTGTGTTCGTGGTGGCGATTGGATTATTGCCAAGAACATAACCATTGGTGAGGTCACGCGGACAGGCAATCATGTCCTCGCCGTAGTTGTCCACTGTCCATAGGCCGCTGTAGTATGTTGTGAGGGTTGTTGCGGGGCCGAATCCCCAGCCATAAGAGCCAGACACGCCACCCCACGGGCCAGAGCCCCAGCCTTCAAAAACGGCTGTCTGAGCGATGCCGGGGTGGAATTGGTATTGCACAACCACACTCGCGCCGCCACCAGATCCGGTGGATGTAGCGGTTCCAGTTGTTACAACGCTGTAGGCATCCACGTTAATCACATTCGACACAACAAACTCTTTGTTAATGGCGGTCGAAAGAATGCCATTCACATTTGAGGACCCCGAAATTGTGATGTAGTCACCCAGCACGGCACCGTGATTTATGTCGGTGATCGTGATGACATTCGAGGTGTTGGTTGTTGCGATTGGGTTGTTACCAAGCGTCAAGCTGCGGCGAAGTGGGGTGATATCAATGATATTCGATGTGTTATCGACATAGAACTTGATATTCGTCGGGCAGGCAAGGTATTGAGTGCCGATCAAGCTCGACCAGTCATACAGCTTCCGGCACACCCCAATAAGAGCCTCCTGATTGGCGTAGATCCTTGTCCAGCCGCCAATCTTCTCGGGCAAGCCATTTCTAAAGCGAATATAATCGGAGTCGAACCAACCACCGCTGTTTGCGTAGTTGGTTGAGTCTCTGTTAATACCCGGCTGTAATTTGATTTTGGCGAGCATTTAAATGCCCTTAAGAAAGGTTCTTCAGTTTGTAGAGTGTGGTGAGATAAATCCCGACAATCTCATCAAGGATGTTTTCGAGTGCCGGGACACCATGACCGATCTTGGCGCGGTTACGGGAAATCCAGTTGGCGTCATCTGTGAGGCACTTGATGATCTCCACGGACTCATCCTTGCAGGACAGATTAACGTGACCGATGATCCCCTTCGAGCCCTGACAAGCCTCCACAAGCTTGTCGAGGGCATCGATAAGGTCATCATAAAACGATCCAAGAGCCTTATGCTCAGCATAGGATTTCGTCTTCCAATGCGCGAGATGCGCTTGGTTGCGAGTCCGGAAGACCATCGCGATAAGTTCTTCGATCATTTATCTTGCCTGTTTAATTTTGAATTGGTTCGGGAAACTGACCAGTTGCCGGATCATAGACCCAGCCTATAGAAACAGGGCTATCTTCCGGCAAGCCAATGATCAAATATCCATTCGGGGCAGGGTCTACAGAAGGATCTGCAATAATAACATTTTCAACAATATTGATTGATTGGTTTATCAATGCACACCGCATTATGTGTACTCCCAAATTCGGATAAGGCCTGCGCCGCCAGCACCGCCGCCGTGGCCATTATCGTCTAATGTATTCGCGCCACCGCCACCACCGCCTCCGGAAGTTCCAGCACTACCGGAAGCATCACCAGCAGAGCCTTTGCCGCCGCCGCCAAGAAATGAGCCTGCGCCTGCACCGCCTGCACCAAATGTAATGGCTGTGGCGTCTGAACCAACTCCAGAGCCGCCAGCGGACCCTACTACGTTCAGATCACCGTTCGACGCGCTGCCGCCAGCGCCGCCAGCGGCACTATTTCCGGTTTCGCAACCAGTGCCCCCCGCGCCACCATTTGCGGTTAAGGTTGTCACGCCAACTGTGAAGGTTGTATTTCCTCCAGTTCCTCCAGTTGTGCCACTAAATCGATCACCACTACCAGCAGTGCCCCCCGCACCAATAGCGTAAGTGTAGGCTGTTGATGGAGAGACTGCGAAATATTTTGCCGCGTAACCTCCGGCACCGCCGCCACCGCCGCCTTCGGATGTGTTACTACTGGCAGAGTCCGCACCGCCACCGCCGCCACCAGCACCAACAGCCTCAACATAGATGCTGTTGCACCCTGCTGGCGTTGTGTAGCTTGTGCCGGATGTGAGGATCTGCGGGGCTCTTATCAAAGCTCCGCTTGTGGATACTGTGGAGGAGATGGTGTTTGAAGTGGCGTTGATTGAAATGCCTGTTCCGGCAGTGAAGAATGTTATTGCTCCTGCTGTGTCGTTCCAGCCAAGAACCGCATTGGCGTTCGGGTCAGCAAGGCTTGCACCAGTGCCACCATCTGCGAGAGCCAAGTCGGTGATGCCAGTTATGGAGCCACCAGTAATGCTTACTGCGTTCGCATTTTGTGTTGAGATTGTACCGAGACCGAGTGTTGTGCGTTGAGCAGAGGCATCTGCGTCATCGATAAGAGCCGCACCTGCGGTGGAAATCGTCACGTTCGAAGCAGAAATATCAAGCGTTCTATTTGATGCTGCGCCAGTGGTGAGTGTAAGGATTGTGTTGGCTGTGAGGTTTGAGCCCACAGCTATTGTCATCACGTTCGAAGCGTCAGCGTCCCTAATCGAGATACCAGAAGCATTCGCAACAATTGTGCCGCCAGTGATCGCAACGGCGTTGGCATTCTGCGTACCAAGAGTACCAACTCCAAGGTTGGTTCTTGCAGTCGCTGCATCAGATGCACCAGTGCCGCCATCAGCAACAGCAAGATCTGTAATGCCAGTTATCGATCCGCCAGTGATCGCAACGGCGTTTGCATTTTGCGTGGCAATCGTTCCGAGGCCGAGCGTAGTGCGCTGAGCGGAAGCGTCAGCATCATCAATGAGTGCGGCACCAGCAGTGGAGATTGTCACATTTGATGCAGAGATATCGAGAGTTCTATTTGATGTGGCACCAGTTGTGAGTGTAAGGATTGTGTTCGCTGTGAGGTTCGATCCAACAGCAATCGAAAGGATATTCGAGCCATCGCTGTCCCTTACGCTCAGGCTGGAAGCATTCGCAACAACAGACACGTTTGATAGCGATGTATTCGATACAGTGACACCCGCCACAGTGCCGCCAGTGATCGCAACGGCATTTGCGTTCTGGGTTCCAATCGTGCCGATCCCGAGATTGGTTCTGGCTGATGCAGCGTTGGATGCCCCGGTGCCGCCATCAGCGACAGCAAGATCTGTGATGCCCGTGATGCTGCCGCCAGTGATGGCTACATTGTTGGCATCTTGGATTGCGATAGAGCCCGTGATGGAGCGGGCGTCCGTTCCGTCCACATAAATAAATTCGATAATGCCATTGGGGACAGTTACGCCCGTCTGGCCGCTCACTTTAAAGACAACCGACTGACCGCCAGTTGTGGCGTTCTTCACGACATAGAGCTTTTCAATCGCGGGGCAGATCACATTGCGAGTGGCTGTAAGAGCACCCGTAAGGTTGATGACCATATTGCGGGACTGGTCTGCGGAGCCGTTGCTTGTCGTGAGGGTGGTGTCGGCAACATCCGACACGGTTACAGACACATAACCGCCGATGGCCTCCTCAAGGAGAGTGCCGAGGTTGGTATTGGTGGTAGAGCCCCATGTGCCCTGCTGTTCACCAGTGCCGATCAGTTCAAGGCGAAGATTGGGAGAATAAGTTGATGCCATTTTTCTATGCCGCTATTTGCGTCCAAGTTACAGAATCTGAGTCATTGACTGGCGTCCAATTCGGGGTTTGGCCATCCGATATGCCAGTCCAATCAGGGATCTGGTTCGTGTTGATAAGGCTCCAGATAAGGAGGTTATCATTCACATAACCTATGGCCTGAACACCTGTGACATCAACTGTGACGCCACATTTTACAAAGACATTGCCAGCGGTCCCCGTGGCAGAAACCCCCGTCACAGGGATGACAGAGTTTGTTATGATTATAGCACTGCCAACCGCAGTAGTGGCAGAGACGCCAGTAACAGACGCAATTATACCTTGGTCAGCTTCGGCTGCTACCGGGAGCTTTGCAAGTGCGTCAAAACCAAGCATAAATTCACCTTATTACCAAGGCGGGGCCATACTGCCGCCCTTTGGTTGCTTTTGAGTTTCAATGGAGTTTGCAAGGGACTGTTGCATTTCCGCCACCTGATCAGCACCAAGTGCGGTTTCCACCCATCCCTGCACAATTGACGGAGTAAGGTCTTCATACGCGATGAACGGCACACCGGGCGGTGGAAGCCCGACCGTGCTATACATCGTCGCGGTGTAACCCCCGTCCTGAGCCGTGTAGATCCAATGAACCGTGGTCACTACATCCTGTACGGGCTCTTCAGTCTCGGGGTCAATTTCGTTGTAGATTACATCCAGAGATGGAAACAACCACTCATAGGAAACAGCCATTATTGAGCCTCCTTGATTTCGGCGTTCTCTGCTTTTGCGGCAGCTTCCAGCTTCTGGAAGATGACCAGTGCGGCGGTTGCGCTACGAATGCCTCCAGCCTTGACGGCGATGTCAAGAAGGTTGGCGAGGGCGTTGGCTTCTTCGTTGGTGAGTTCGATTTTCATGTGTTTCCCTATGCGGCTGTGTTGGCAAGAAGATAGTATACAGTGCCGTTCACGCGGATGGCAATCCGGTGCGTGGTAGCGGCGACTGTGTTTGTGTTTACGACCGTACCTTCCGTGTAGAGCGACAGCATCGTGTTGCCCGCCGAAAGATCGGTGGAGTAAATCTGGATGGTGTCGGCTGGGCCTGTTGTTGGTGCGGTTCCGGTTGCGATTGCAAGAGTTACTGCGGCGGATGTGCCAAAGGTAGACGTTCCAAGGCCAAGATTGCCTCCGCTCGTGATGCGAAGACGTTCACTTCCACCTGTGCTTGCGGCCAATGTGTTAGCGGCTGGACGCCAAAAACCTGTGTCAGGGTCAGCCGAAAATGTAAAAGATGGCAAAAGCGCAGTGCCATCTGTCACAAGCAACCCTTGGTCTTTGATTTGAAGAGGTATTACAAATGTGCCCGCTGTATTGATTAGTGTGAACGAATAGTATGCAGAATGAAATGTTGCGCCAGCCCCTTCCGAGACAACTGAAAAGAAAGCTGCGTTTCTTACTGTACCGCCAGTGTCCGCGCTTTGGAACACAAATGTCCCAAGAGAATCTCCAGAGTTTGCGGCGGCTGCCCCGCGAAGTTTTCTTGTGTTCCAGTATGGACCAAAAGTGTCATTTGCAGTGTTGACCAATATAATCTGAGGAAAGAAAGTGGTGGATGAAGTAAAGTCAAATGAAGTGCTGCTGATGCTTGCAGCACCACCAGCGATAGTCAGAGTTCCCGTTGTTGAAACCGTTCCACCGGAAGCAATCCTAAGACGCTCAGTGCCGTTAGTAGACCACGCAATCGTATCAGCAGCCGGAAACCACATTCCAGTGTTGAGGTCGCCAAAGGCAGCGATGGATGGGGTGGCTACAGCGCCAGCACCAAAGGATGCAATGCCATTGACGGAGAGCAGGGCGTCTGGGGCCGTGGTGCCGATGCCGACATTGCCCGCGCTTGTAATGCGAAGCTTTTCGGTTGCATTTGTATAGAACTGCCAAAGGCTCGCATTGTAATCATAGCGAAGAATATCGCGTACAAACCCACCTGAGTTGTTTGTCTGGAAAAAGGCCATGTAGCCTTGCGTTGCAGAAACGTCAGATATTAAACTTGCGATGCCAAGGCCAGCCTGCGTGCTCATTGACGCATTCGTGTTGTACAGCCTTAAACCGGGGCCAGTAAATTGTGTCGTCGTGGACGACGTAGTTGCAGATATGGTTGAGCCTGTAGAGTTAACTTGAAGCAGATGACCCGGTGAAGTGGTTCCAATTCCAACATTGCCAGCCGCAGTTACGCGCATGCGCTCTGCGCCATTAACAAAGGTAGCGAGCGGATGATTTGAAGTCACATTTATGCGGGCTTCACTTGCGGCATTTGCTGCCAAAACAACACGAACACCAGACGCATCGGATGAGGCAACGGAAAATCCGGTATATCCAGAACCCAGAACTTCCAGCTTACCAAACGATCCGGGGGTGGATGTGCCGATGCCCACTTCGCCAGTGCTGAGAATGCGCATCCTCTCAGAGCCAGCAGTAGACCAAGCAATCGTGTCCGCCGCCGGGAACCACATGCCTGTGTTGGTGTCGCCAGAAGGGATGAGGGAAGGAAGAAGCGCCGTGCCCGCACTAAGAGCACCCACGCCAGTAAGTGTTAAGCCCGTAAACTGCGGGCTGTTCCCCGTGCCGAGGCCAAGGTTAGTGCGTGCTGTCGCGGGGGCAACAGAGTCAAGGTCTCTGATGGCTGATGCTGGCGCGGTAATAAAGATCTGGGCACTGCCAGATAGATTAAGAAGAGAGCCTGTCGAACTTTGCACTAGAGAGCGGGAAAGCGTGGTTCCGGCTGCTGTGTAGGTGCCTGTGCCAATTTCCCAAGCCGTTCCGTCTTCGATGGTGTAGTGGACTACCGCACCATTAGTTACACCCGCTGAAGCAAAAGACTGATACGCCAGCACAGCAGAGCCAAGCGTGATTGTGCCAGTGCCCGTTGTCGCGGTTGTCATCTTCGCGCGATTAAAGACATCTGGCATCGTAGTTTAAACCTTATATATTGACGGTGATAGCCGCAAAATGACAATTGAAATTGGCGTCTTATGCAATCCGGATGATTGCATCTGTGGCGTTCGCCGTTGGGAAAACGATCTGGAAATCACCGTTTGAAGAGGATTTATCAGAGCCAAAGGCAAGAACAACGCAAGACGCATTTGAAGAGTTTGCATTGTAGATCAATGCGCCATTTGCAGTGATCGTGGAGGAAGACCAAGTTGTGTCAGCGAAATCCACAAAGGCTGTAGTGCCGGAAGTGGTGGGTGTCACTGAAACGAGTGTGTTGCCACCAGCACTGTAGTTACCGCCAGTTGCAACTTCGTTTGTCGCGGAATAGGCAGTTGTGGAGGCACCAAGCGTGGCGGATGAAGTGTAGAGAGCGATCTTGAAGGTGTTGCCACCGGGGTTATCAAAATCATGCAGGCCCTGCATCAGACCCTGTTTAAAGCTTGTACAAAATGCTGTGGATATGGCCACTATAGCCTCCTGATAATTTCAGCCACATCAATATGGCCTTGGCTTGAAAGATTGGCGGCAAGCGTGGTTCTGTCTGACCTCACAGCCTGCCTCATGTAGTGGGTAATCACGGGGCGGATCTGATCTTTAAACGCAATCGCCTGTTCGCGAATGGCAGGATGAGACTCGCTCGAAATGAAGATCAGCTTGTTGAGGAGATCTTCTGCAACCTCCTCGACCGTGAAACCCCGCTCATTTGTGGCTCTTACAAGAAAAGACCCAACGACCCCAAAACCCCCACTCAATTCGGCACAATCCTTGGTTCATTGTTACGGTAAGTGTCGGAGCGGTTGCGGCCTTCACCAATAACCTTGAGAGCCTCGATAGCTTCCTTGTATCTTCCCGCATAGAGCGAAATAAGATCCGCTTCACCCTTCAGGTAGGAATAAGCCTCGAATAAACATCCATACAAAAGGGCGGTTTCGGCGTTCTCGCTCAGCCATGTGCCGGATGTTGCCTCCACAATCGACTGAGGCTCATAGAAGTAATGAAGCTCAACCTCGTAGTTCGAGTTCGGCGGGGGTGCGAGAATGATCGTGTCGTTATCGAAGAGAGAGTAGTAGCGCGGCACACCAGTGGTGGTGGTTAAAGGGTAGGCTTCGCGCATGAACGCCACATCCTTTGGCAGGAGGTATTCATAATTGCCGTTGTTATTCACAGCAATTGAATATGTGGCGAGGTAGTCGGTCGGGGTAGAGAGGTAACGGTTGCCGCTTGATAGCGTTCCCGTTACGTTCTTCTTGAGGACAGGGATCTGCACATCATAATAGATACGTTGCTCCGCCTGCCGAATGATTGTGTTCATATCGGCAGTCGGGATACCATTGGCATCTGTCTGGAGATACCCGTGGATAGCGTCTACAAGCTGTGCGTAGGTGAAGGACATATTAGCCCTGCTTCTCCGAGATCTTCAAACCCCGTGTGGCAGCACCGCCGCCACGCATCTTGAGCGGCTTCTTAAGCACCTTCATATTGCCCACATTCACACCCCGCCTCATGCCGTTCTCAACTGTGGCATCGGAGGGAAGCTTAAGCCGTGCGTTCTGCTTTGCCATTATACCATCTTCCCCTTGCTCTTACCGCGCTGAGCGCAGCCATTTGCCTTCACAAGGCCACCCTTGGCGAGAGCCATACCAACGCCCTTACGAGCAAGACCGCCGCCCTTCATGCCACGCTTCTTGGGCATACCGGGATACTCTGTGCCCTTACCAGCCCGTCCCATCATGCCCATCAAGCGATCCCGAATTTGACCGGGAATCTTCTTTCCTTCCGGGCGCATGGGCGGAACAACAACACCACCCGGCCCCTGAACCGGGACGCCACCGCCGCCACGAATAGGCATCGTTGTGTAATCCGGGGCACCCATGCCGCCTCCCATCCCGGGGCTACGAACGGGCATAGCATTGCTGAGCGCATCGCTCATGGGACCCTTGCCACGGCCATAGGGAGCGGCGCGAGTCATACCGCCATCCATCATCCGCTTCATCTTCTTTTTCTTCTTCGGCACTTCAGTGACGGTGCCAGAGCCAACATAGTCGCCAGACTTGGGCTCTGTGCGCTCAATAAGCGCCTTCATGGATTTGGTCTGTTCCTTGGTGTAGCCGATGGGCTTCTTCTTATGCATTTTGTTCTCTTTCTTTTTATTACATCTCACCTGAGTAGGTGACTTGGCTCTTAACGCCATTAATAACAAGAGAGATAACTCCAACCTGTCCTGTGGCGTAAACTGCGGGGTTTCCAACGGGGTTCCAGCCCCAAAGCTCACGGCTCTCTACCTGAGCAGTGTCTGGGCGAGGATTAAGAAGCGCAATCGGGTCATTGATCGGGACGCGGCCAATGAAGTACTGCGGATGGTCTTTGTCGAGGCAATAGGTGCAGTTCTTAAGGTTGGTAGAGCGGCCTGCAACAATCTGCACTTTAAGCTCGTTGAGATCGTAACGCTGCCCGCAGGTGTCGCAAAACCCGAACGCCCGCCTGCCTCTTGCATACGGTACACTCATATAGCACCCCTCAAAATCTTGCCAAATCTCCAGCCAAGTGGAGGGTCTTCGCCAGCGTTTATTTTTTTGTTTTTAACGCCGTCAGTTATCCACTTCTTCCCAAGGCAATTTTTGTTCCCGGCAAGTTTGCTGGCAATTTTTGCCTTTGTCTCTTCACTAAGGAGACGCCCCGTGCCTGCAATCTTTAACTTTTCACGGTGTTCTTCTGTGAATATTTTACCATATCCACGCTTATTACCCAATAGACTTTTGCTTATCTTCTCCCTAGCCTCTGGGGAGTGCTTTTGCCCAAGAAAATTCTTGCTTCCCTTTAATTTCTCAGAGATTCTTTTCTTTACGTCTTCTGAAACAACAGAGCCACTCCTGCCGTCCCCACCGCTTGTTTGGTTTACAATCTCAACACCCATGAGTTTGAGCCTTTTTATAAGGCCCTTCTCAAGATCAAATGATATTTCTTCAGATGAACACTCAAGCGAGCCCACCAATATATTTTCTTGCCCGTATTTATTAACTATGTTTTGGTGCCACTTATTATGCTTTCTCTTGCGAAGCCTGACTCTTTCAATTGCTCCCTTCCCGACATAAAAAGGAGTACCATCAGGCTTGCAGTGAATATAGGCATAAAACGACATCAAAAGTTGTATCCAACAAACGGGGTGAATCTTACGCTGGACCTATCTCTATCTTCATCGCTGGCCAATTGGAAGGCCTCGTCGTACAAATCTTTGAGCATCGAAATGCGGTCCTGAGCCTCGGGACGCTTGAGCGCGATGTGATATGCCAACCCCGCAGTTAAGGCGTTGTAGAACCGGAACGGCACCTGAATGGTTTGGCTGATTGGATTGGTCGCGTCATCAAGGCGCTTCATGTACCAATAAGCCAGCGTGTATGGCGTGCTGGAGTCAGGAACAGGCCACAGCGTGATTTGCGGAGAGGATGTCGCGCGGTTCACATAGATCTGATACGGCCTGCCAGTCTGTTCCTTTGTCGGGATATTGGCATAGGTCGAAACAGAAATGCGGTTGAGCGAAATATCGGTGGGAATTCCCGCACTGCTTGTGCGCGTCACATGCTCGATATAATCCACAGCGTCAGCCGGGAGACCATCAGCGGTGGTGTAGGTTTTTTGACCCGGCACAAGTGTGAGAGTGCCGGAAGCAACAGTCCAAAGATTTAAGCCCTTGTTTGCCCACTCGGTCAAAAGGAAGTTAAGGCTGCGGCGAGCCGTTTTAAGGTCGTAGCCAGAGCGGAGTTCGAGGCCCGCTCTCTCGAACGCCTCTTCCACGATCTCCCCAATATCGGGGTCCCAAGTTGTTGTGCCGCTTGTTGTCATGTTTAAACCTTAATGTGAGCCCCGCTCCAAGAGGCATCCGCCGATTAAAGGAGCCGCCTACCCAAACGCTCACCGCCCGACTTCGTTAAAAGCTTCCCCTGTTGCCCCTATCACCGCTCTTCGGGCCAAGCTTTTTTGAACCCCGAAGATGCAAAGGCTTTGCTCTGCGGCGATGCTTGGTCTTGTAGAGAGTCACAACGGCACCAATAGACTGCTTATTCGACATTAAATTTATCCCATTGCCCGCTGAGCCGCGAGCCTTTCAGCCAAGTATGTCTGATACTGAGTATAGTTCGGATCACCCGGAGATGGAATATTTATGCCAAGATCCCACATGTAATAGATGTCGGGGCGGCGTCCGGGAGTGGTGGACGGCGTGTCAGGTGTCGGGGTCGTTGTTTCGTCGCCCTTTGGCCTACCACCAAGAGAGGCGATGCCAGAATTTTCCCCACCGCCTTCTCGGCTGGGAGGAGCGCGAAGGCCAGACTTTTCAGCCCAAGAATTATACCTGTCCATCCCTTCCTCACCCCGATAATAAGGGGTGATACCCATTTCATTTGCTCTGGGGATAAGGTTTGGATACTTTTCCTCCATGATTTTTCTTTCGGGCATTCCAGCAACTTGGTAGGCATCAACAAGCTTCTGAGTTTGGGCATCAAGAGCCTTAAGTCCCTCGCCAACTACAGTCCCAAGAGGCGCAGCTACAAAATTTAAAGCTGTTTGTGCCCCCTTTCTTGCTTGCCCTGCACGTTTTCGTGCTTTTTCCTGAGCAAGCTCTGCTTTTTCTGTGATTGTAATGTCTTGAGACGGGGCTGCTGGCTCTTGAGAAGGGCTTACTGAAGCCTCATTCCTATAGCCTCCCGGAAGCCTTCCCATTTCTTGGGTTGCCTTTTTGTACCTTAAGTTTTCCGGGTCTTCCACCGACAAAACAGACGGGCCAAAAGGTTTTATGTTTGATGTTTCAGGATTTAAACCGCCTAATCCCCGATTCCTACTTGGAGGTCCATAATTTGGATAGCGATCTGCATTTTCCGGTGGGATTCGGTCATAAATTTGCTTTTTGCCTGTAAAACCGCCAATTATGCCAGCATCTGTCGGCACAACAGCACTTCTTCCCACGGTTGGTGGACGTTGCATGTTTTGACTTGCTGACTCAAAAGATGCAGAAGCAGGCACAATTCTCACATCAGCACCCGGAGTCCGGTACTGTGCATAATCCCTCTTCATATCAACAATTCTGTTGCGATTTGCAACGGCTGCTCTTCCGGCGGGATCGACACCAAACTGTGTGCCCTCAACAGGAGCCCCAACAGATTTAACACCCCTGACCATTGGTGTACCAGCCGCAACAAAATTTGTTGCGTTGCGCGCTTGAGGGGCAACACCTTTATTTTCAACGGCGCTTTCAATTGAGCGAAGTGCTGTTTCATAAGACTGGCGAGCAAGATTCTGGTCTGCCCAGTTCTTTGTCATACCCATTGACGAAGGCCCCGGCATGGCAAGGCTTTGAGTCCCTCTCTTAATGTCCAAGCCAGTTGTATCAATAGCCTTAAGCATTCCCTTGGGAGTGATATTACGGTTGACCTGATTAATTCCAACCTGTGCAAGGTTTCGCATGGAGCCAGCAGAATACCTGTTTATATCTGCCTCTCCGGGCAGCGCTCCAGCAAATGTTTTTACAGTTTCCGCCACCTCATCAACGGTATACCTACCCCAACGATCAGGATATGCTTCACGAAGCTTTTGTGCGATTTGCTTTTCTGTTGGAGGTGGAGACGGAGGCTGCTGGTATTGGCTATACAGATTTTTCATCTGCTGCGTTGTCATTGTTGCAGCAGGAACGGTGACTCCACGGCTCACGCTTTGCTTTAGGGGTGCTGGAGCTTTTACGCTTTGAATTGCCCCCTTGATCTTCCCACCGGGAGGAGCCTTCACACTTACAGGCGTTCCCATAGGGCCGACATTGACCGTGCGGCCCGTATCAGCCTTGAATGCGGGTGACTTCTGTGCGCTTACTGTGTTGGTCCTGTTTGCAGAGCTTATCGCAGATTTATCAGGTGTGCTTGCCCCAGCAACATTTCTGATACCGCCATCACGCCCAGCAACATCTCCTCTGCTGACCCCGGGAGATGATGGCCTATTTGCCCCTACACCACCTCTGGTGCCACTGTCGCGACCACCAACATCTCCTCTGCTGGCCCCGGAAGATGATGGTCGATTCGCTCCAACGCTATCTCTGATGCCACCGTCACGGCCACCGCTGGAGGGCCTTGATCCTGCACCTGCCGCCTTGCTTGTGGAGGCGGGGCTCTTTGCGGAGCCACCGCTCATTGCTCCAGCGGGAGGAAAGGACGGAAGACCTCTCGGGCCTCTTTCTTGATTATTTCCGTTTAAACGCTTGAGAGCCTGCATCTCCTGATAATTGAGATAGGCAAGATGCTCCTTGGGACGGCCTTTCCCCGGATTATATGTAAGCGGTGCTGTTACTTTCTTCTTGCTCATCAAAGCGTTCTCTTTGGACGGCGGGGTCTGCGGGGTCTACGCGCCTCAGAGAGCGCAATGGCGATGGCCTGCTTCTTCTTCTTGACCTTCTGGCCAGAACTAGATTTTAAAGTGCCAACCTTGAATTCTTTCATTACGCGGCTGACTTTGCCGGGGCGGGTGGTTTGCTTGCCCATATTTCCGCGACCTACAGCCATCATTCACACCGCTTTTTTCTGTGGTTCCATTTACCGCCCCGAAGCTGGCATTTACGCCACTCTTCCTCCTCTTCGGGAGGCATGCGCTTCGTTAAGTATTCGTTAAGGTATGGCATCCCGGCACGAAACATGACAGCAGCGAGACCAAACCAGAATGAGGGGCGCTGTGCAGCAAGAACCCCACCAGCAACCACGCCAGCGAGTACAGCAGCAAGCAGCGCCGCCTCGATTAATGTCACTTCTTCGACCAGACCGACCAAGCGGCTGTGAAGATCACACCAAGAGCACCGATAATCTCAGTGGCCATAGCCTGATCAATAAGGCCAGTACCAACAAGATAACCGCTACCAGCCGCAAGCACAGCGCGGGCGATGCCCCAAACCATATCCTTCGTCATATCAATCTCCTAGATTGGAAAACCATTTTTCTTTGCCCAGTCCCTTGCGTTGAAGCAGGGGCAAGCTTTCTGCACTTTCGGGAAATCCCGATGTCCCAAAACTTTTGCCTTGGGATATTTCTTTAGCAAATCAGCAATCAACTTTTTGAGAGTTGCCCATTGTGCCGTGGTGTAATTGTCTTCGGGGTCCCATGTTTTATCATTCAAACCTCCGACAAGACAGATACCCACACTGTTGGCGTTATGACCCTGCACATGAGATCCTATGGCCGTTTCAGGCCTTCCACGCTCAAGTTTACCATTGCGCCGTATTACATAATGGTAGCCAATATCTTCCCACCCCTTGGCCTTGTGCCACTTCCTGATATCGGATGCGCCAATGTCTTGGATGGCTCTCGTTGCCGAGCAATGGACAACAATGTTGTCTGTTCTTTTGCGTGTCATTTCAGCGTCCGAAGGGCCACACAGTCATTAGCTTCGTCATAAAGCCACCGATTGCGGCAGACAAACCACCAACAAGCATAAGCATCTTCCAGCCACCACTTGCTTTATCAAGGGTTGCAAGAATTGACTTGATGTCGCCCTTCATTTCGGCAACATCCTTCTCCAGACGCTCTACCTGCACTTCCATTCTCGCAACCGAAACTTCAACTTTGTCCATACTCACCGAAACCTCGCCGTTTTTGCGGCTATCTTTTTGGGTTGCGGGACAAACTGCTTGCCCTTCTTTGTGCCTTCACGCTTTGCCTTGGTTGTGGCGGCGTATTCTTTCGAGGTGAGAGATTCGCGGGCCTTCTTTGGGAGATAGCGTTCGCCTGTCTTTCCGGATGGCTTCCCGCTTTTTGTGCCCCAATCTTCCTTGGACCATTTGCTCATGGACTTCTGGGCGGAAGTTTTTTCGCCAGAATATCCACCACCTTTGCTTTTGTAGATCTTTCCAGCAAGCTGCATGGCTCGGGCGGAGTGTTTACCGCCCATCTTTGCCTTAGCCTCAGCCTTAGCCCTCGACCACAATGCTTCGTTGGTGCGTCCCATCTAACAATTCCACGCCCGGAGGGATTTATTGATGCGGCTGTTGGGATCTTTGGCAGTTTTAGAAGAGGTGAGCTTCTTCTTCATCCCGCTCATCCGGGCGCAGAATGACTTCTTGCGGGCACCACCTTCAGGCTGCGGAGGCTTGAGGTTCATACCCTGCTTCTTTGCGGAGGCACGACCCTTAGCGTTTAAACCACCTTTGGGGTTCTTACCTTCCTTGCGAGTCCAAGCAGGGGATTTGGCCATTATGCACCATCGTTTTTGATGTAGATGCCTTCAAACTCAGCGGATACACTTGCAGATCCGGATGAAGTTACCGCCCTAACCTCAATGTCTGTCTTTTCCGGGAAGCGAAGAGGTGTGTGAAGATCCAGAACAAAAGATCCATTTGCGGCAACTCTGGTCGAGCTTTGCTGGCGGAAAACACCACCGAGCGACCTTTGGTTAAGCTGGAAGTTGGTAAATGCGTTTGCTGTGGTACCACCAGAAGAATAAAACACGCCCGTAAGATAGAGCGTGTAACCAGCGGGGACGGTCCACAGAGCCATCTGGGTTTGGTTTGCGCCAATACCAATAATCCCGTAAATGTTTGCGGGGACACCAGAAGTTACCGTGCCAGTACCTGCGTAAATAGTTCCAGCGGCAGTCGCGCCGCTACCAGCAGTCACGACATAAATGCGGAAAACACGCAGGTAGCTTTTTGTTGTGTTGACTTCTGTCTGGCCGTTCAGCGTTACGACTTCATTGATTTCGTTGTAGCTGTCGTCAAGGCCAGAAATGTAAACTGTCCTTGCACCAGTTCCAGCAGAAGTGTCATTGGCGCTGCTGCTAGAAATTTTTAAGATAGTAGCGGCATCAAGGTAAGCATAAGTGCCGCCCTGCGCCCACACTGTCTCAACAGATGAGCCAACGTCTGCATTGATACCAAATTTAAAAAGAGCGTTGTGCCAAGCGATCTGACCGCGAGCAACCTGAATCTCAAATGGCTCGTATTTGCCGCGTTGTGATACTGAAGCAATTTCAGCCATTTAAGTCTCCAATTTTGTGATCGTATGCGCCGTCCCAACGCCATTATCTCGCGTCAGGGGGCACATGTGTGGTTGGTCAGGTAAAGTTTTCATTAATCAAAAGGCCGGATTACGGCACAGCAGCACTGGAAGGCGCGGCAGAAGCCCCGCCGATTAAGTGGCCTGAATCACGCCGCGTGTATCAACGCGAAGCCAAGCGGAGCCGTTGGAGAAGGCAATGATGGGAGCGCCGTTCGCGCCGTTGTCCACATAAATCTGACCGCCCTCGCTGAGAGTCGCGTCAGGAACAGTAGCCACTGTGAAGGTGCTAGAAACCTTTACGGGGCCGGAAAAGCTGGTATTCGCCATTGTATTATCCTTGCAGGATTATAGCCAGTCAGTCTCTGCAAGCGTCTGCCGGGACAGTCTGAAAGGCCGGGTTGCCCGGT